TTTGTAAGAGCCGTACTTATCACCGAGAAGGTTAACCAACGCGTTCTTGATATTTTCCTTTGAAAGCGTTTTCGCTTGAATATCGCCAATGACTTCCTGCATATCCTTCTTGGTATCAACTGCAACGTTCGGATTCCCTACAAGCTGATAGTCTCCGCAGGTCAACTTTTCGCGCGTCCATGCGATACCGTTCCTCAGGAAATAGTTATGCTTGGCGCTGTGTCTGTTTACCTGCTGTCTGCTATCCTCTAGCAACATTGTCTTTTCGATTGTTACACCTTCTTTCCGTCAGCAGGATATATTCTCGGGCTTAACCCTTCCTGCGTACACCTTGATTTCTTTTTCCATGCGGTCAAAACTGATCTCGCCTTTTTTCTTGTAGAAGCGGCAGTTCTCCTTCTTGCAGGACATTTCACTTAATGCCTTGCAACAATCAGGATTCTCGAAGAACGCACAATCTTCGCGGATTGCCGTCTTGCTGTGAGCGTCAACAAAAACATAAGCAATCTCAGGCGTCTTGACTGTTACAGTTCCATTATAGTCGCATATAGTCGCACCTTCGCCGAACACAATGTTCGCTGTGCTTGCGTACCCGTCCGCTGTAGCGATAGCTTCAAACTCCTGCGCTTCCTCAATCCTGTCCTCGTCCATAAAGCCTATCATTCCGATTCTGCTGTCTTTGAGAAATCTATTCTCGTCAGCCCTTCGTATGCCGATCAGCTTATAAATCTTATTCATGTTTACCCCCTATGCGTTAACGTTAAGAATGTTATACCTTGCAACCGAAACCAACTTGCCGTAACGATTCCTGACGGTCACGTTCTGCGTCATGATCGAATAACCCATCTTCCTCAGGTCATGGATTCTTGTGTTAAGTTCGGTTATGCCCCATTTCTCGTAGGCTTCTGCTCTCGTAAGAGTGTTTCCGTTAAGCAGATAATCAAGCACAAGCTGATTCTGTGAAACGGGCTTAGGCTTACCCGATTTCTCTGCGTCTACATACTCTGCGTTTTCACAGCCGTTGCAAGCCAAAATAGACCCGTAATAGCGCTTTTTACAAGCGAGAACGTCGTTATGTATCTTGCATTTGAAATCCATATTGCACCCCCTTACTTAAACGGCAACTCGTCGTCGATTCCCTGAGGAATGTTCATAAATGATTCCTGACCTTCCTGCGGCGTGGTTTGGTTGTTGTTAGCGCTTACGCCTGATGAACCTTTACCTTCGGCAAATTCGAGTTCGTCTACGATAACCTGAACACTGTAGACCGTCTGTCCTTCCTTGTTGGTGTAGTTGTCGTTCTGAATGTGTCCGACAACCAACATCTTCATGCCCTTCTTGAGATACTTCTCTACAAACTCTGCCATTTTACCAAAGGCAGTACAATTGAAGAAGTCCGCTGTCGGGTCTCCCTCTCTCTTAAACTTGCGGTCAACGGCAATATTAAACCTGCCGACCGCCTTCTGATTATCCCCGTATCTTACCTCGGGGTCACGGGTCAAGCGACCGCACAAGAATATCCGATTCATGCCTTCTTGCCCCCTCTCTTAAACATTCTCTTGAAGAAGCCGCTTACGCGTTCTTTCATTGATTTCTTCTGACCCTGCTTGCGTTCGTTCTTGTAGTACGAAATCGCCTTGAAGCGGTTGAATCCTGCGTGTTCGCTTCTGTAACTCCTTGCGCTTCTCTGCTTGTGCTTAATTGCTGTTGCCATGCTTTTCTCCTTTCAAATCTCTGCCAAAAGTTTCGGAACGCATACATATACGTTCGCTTTGGTTACCTGTTTTACCTTCGCTATAAGCGTGTCGTAGTCGCACATACCCTCTCCCATGTGGCAAAGGAAAACGTTCTTGAGAGTGTCCTTGTTGAGCGTTTCGATAAACTGCTTGCAGGTCTTAACGCCCATGTGTCCGAGTAGCTTATGCTTAATCTGCGGAAGTTCCATATTGACGTATTCCTCGTCATAATTGCACTCGACAACAAGCGTCGTAATCTCCAACTTAGAAAGATCGTAGGGGCAATACTCAAGGTCTGTGAAATATGCTATCTTCTGATCTCTCCAAGTGATGATATAACCGTAACACTCTGTTGTGTCGTGCGGCATAGAAAGCGCCATAACGAGTACGCCGTTAAGGTTGTAGATGTGATTACCCTCGACTCTTATAGCGTTGATATACTCGCTATACTCCTCAAACAGATTCGGGGGCATTACTACCAAAGTACCCATATCGAGAAGCTTTTTAAGGCTTCTCGAATGGTCTTTGTGTGCATGAGTAACGAACGCCATAACAACCGATTGAACGTCGTAGTTTATTGCTCTCTTGATCTCTGTCATGGTGACGCCTGCATCGAGAATAATATGCTCGTGCGGATTGGATAAGACGTAGCAATTTCCCTGTGAACCCGTTCTGATTGTCTGTATCTCCATTTACTCTTATCCTTTCATGAAATCAGGTATAACGCCGTTGTCAAAATCTGCTTCCTCAACAACAGGGGTCTTGTTTGCGTTCTCAACAACGTCAACCTCTACCGACTCAACATCAACCGTGTTATCCACGTAATCAGGCGAACCGTCCTCGCGGATAACCGCTTCGTCTCTGTCAAAGGCGCTCTTGAGTTCTGTACTCATGATACCCCACTTGCTGATAAGCTGACGAAGCATTGTTTTCTTCGCCATTTCGTCAAAGTTGGTACTCCAAAACGTGAAGGAAGTTCCCTTTGACAAGTCCTTCTTGTAGCCCTTTGAGTAGGTCTTGGCGTGTATCTCCATCTTCTCTTTTGTCCAATACATTTCCTTGCGGAAACCATTGTTCAACTCGAAGAAGGCGTAATAGCCGATGACCTTTGCCTTCTCGCGCTTGCCTGCGTCAAGGAACGGTGCAAACTCAATCTCCTCGGTAAAAGGATTGAAACCGATCAACTCGCCCTCTCTTACCTCGATTGTGTTCATACGCTTGTACTGCCCGCTTCTCATGGCAAGCTGTAAGTAACCCTTATCACTTGTCCGATATTTTATCATCATATCGGGGTGGACTATATCTTCATACTTTCGTATGCCTTGCGCTTGGGATAGTAACTCGTCCTCTACCCTACTTCCCTACATTCATCGGGAATAGTCTCTACACTTTACAAATACTCAAGTATTTGTCTTAGCACGGTATTGCCCTATTATTTGAAGGGGTTCACCGTTAGCAGGGCTTATGCCCCACACCGTTGAGTAATAACGTTCACAAGGTTTTACTTGACCCTAAGCAGTTAAGCCAAGCTGAAATACCGCTTCTTTAACGCCCTTGTTCTCGTACTTCACCATGTAATACTGTCCGAGTTGCGGAGACGGACTTAAATTCAAGGTCTGTCCGAGAAGGGCGGCAGAAAGAATACTCTGATTAGTACACTCTGCCAAGTCCTTGTTGTTCTGCACAGCGGAAACGATCGCGGTTACAAAACCGTTATAACCACCTGCGCCGATCACCTGCATAATGTTCTCTTTTACAGCGTCAGAATTGAGGTATGCGGTCATACCCAACTTCTTTTTTGTCTGCGCTACAACTGCTGTTGCGTCTGCCATTTAATCACACTCCTTCGATTTTTAATGCGCTGTCGTTTGTAACCTTGAGTGCGATAATCTGCATACCTGAGGTAATAACAATCTCGGTAGAATCAGATAAGCACTCATAGCCGTCAACGAAAAGCGGAACGATCTGTTCATAAACCTTCTGTAAGCCCTCAACAACATGAATCTTGCCCTTGAGGTAAAGACCTGTGTTCGCTGACTCTCCTGCCTTCTTGCCTTCGATGTAAAAATCGCAAACGTCCTTGACTTCGCCGTTCTTCTGATAGTCGTAGAATTTCCACTTCACGCAACTATCAAACAGCGCGTTGATACTTTCGGTGAGCAGGTCATTCTTGAAGGTTTTCAGAACAGAAAGTTCATCAAGAATCTTCTCGGCATTTGCCTTTGTCTGCTCGTACTGCGCCTGCATCTTGCGGCAATCACCAACCTGCGCTCCGATCTCCTCGTCCTTATCCATAAGGGCAAGTTTGCGGTTGCAATCTGCGATAATAGCTTCCTCAGCGGAAGCGTCTGTTGTTGCCTTCGGAAGCCCCATAGCAACTAACGATCCGTAACGATCCTGCGCCTTCTGCCTTTCGGCTACAGCCTGCTCGTATTCTGCACTGATAGGTCTTTCACTCCTATTCTGCTGAATCATAGCCTTTGCGTCCTCAACACCTGCGTTAAGCCCGTCAAGAACCGCTGTAAGGTTCTGAATCGTTTCGGTCTTTTCCTTCATGCCTGCTTCGTGAGTCTTGATCGCTTCTTCGTTTGCCTTGTAGGTATCCTTCTTCTGCTTGATTTCAGCCTTGATACCGTCGGCAACCTGCTTTAACTTATCAGGCGGTAATGTCTGACCGCAGAAGCGGCAAACGGTAGCTTCGTTCTTTCCGTTCTCAAGCGCCTTGATTGCTTCCTTGATAACCTCGTTGTCCTTCTTGAAGGTAGCCACAGCATAAGCGTCCTTGTCGCACTCCTTTGTAAGAGACGCAATCTGCTCGGAAACCTGCCTTGCAGACTCCTGCTTTTCTCTTAATGCGTTTTCAAGGGCAACGTTATGCTCGTACTGCTCTGCCATGAGCCTGTTGTTGATCTCAGAAACAACCTTGTTTGCCCTGTCGATCTCAGCGCGGGCTTCGTCGATCTCCTTGTGGTGCTGTAAGATTCTCTCGTGTTCTTCATCATGGACTTTGGCAATAGCCTTCTGCGCCTTGTCCAATTCAGAAAGAATGTCGTCACGCTTCTCGGTGACGTTTGATCTGCTCGCAAGCAAGCCCTCGATCTTGGCGCGTAAGATTTCTCCGTCCTTGCCGTATGCTTCGCGGACTTTCCTGATACTTGCCTTTGCCATAGCTTCGATCTCGTCAATCTTGTAGTTCTTCGCCTGCTCCGCTACAGTCTCAACCGAAAGACCCTTTGCAATAGCCGCACAAACGATCTCTGTGTCGGTCATGTTTGCGATAAGATTGAACAGAATCTTGCGCTTCTCGTCGGGCTTCATGTTAAGGAAGCTGTCAACGTGTGAAAGAAGCAACATCTTGTCGGCTTCGATACCTCTCTCTGCGAGTCCTTCGATGAAGTCTCTCTCCGACTTCTCGCAGTCATTGATCTCGTAGAAGTTGGTGTACGTAACCTTCCTCTTACCGCTGTCGTCGGGCTTAGAGAACCTACGCTTCTGATACTTCCTGATCTTGAGCGGCTTCCCATCAACGATAAGTTCAGCTTCGACTGTAGGCGTGTACTCGCCTTCTTCTGTTGCGTCAATAGGAAATACCTCGGGATTAGCCGTAAGTTCAATATCGCGTCCTGCGATAAGCCACAGCCATGCGGTAGCAAGCGTTGTCTTCCCTGTTCCGTTTGCTCCTGATACCACGCTCTTAAACTTCTTGAAATCGAACGAAGCGTTCCTGATACCCTTAAAATCTTTAAGGGCTAAAGACTTGATTTGTAAAATCATGATTTAATTTACCCCCTTAATCCTTTCTTATAACGATCTGTTTTGATATGTTCTGATGGTAGTATGCGTCTCTGTCGTCTTTCGACAAGAAGAACGTCTGCCACTGTGCCGCAGGAATGTCAAGCAGGTCACTCCATATTGCCATATCCAACGGCGTAAAAACCTTTTTGCCTGTCAACCGCCTGTTTGTTATCAGGTGATTCTCTCCGAGAACCTTTGCGAAACTCCTCTGCGATCTGTAGCGCAGAAGAATCTTCTGCAAAAGTTCGGGATATTGACAAGCCTTTGTTATCCTCATTTAGTCACCCCCTTTCGGTTTGAATCCCTTTAAATCCCAAAACCAATCGCTTGACTTCACACTTACTTTTCCCGACTTCGTTATCGGGTAAAATTTTACCTCGTACCCTAATCTTCTGTAGAAATCTTGCACTACAAGTAAAACGCCCTCTTTTCCGTCTTTGATTCGGATAACGCCTTTATCCAATCCGTTCTCTTTTATGAGTTCTTCAAGGGCTTCGCGGTATCGCTCCTGCAACTTCCCTAATTCTTCAGTAAAGCGCTTTTCGATGTCTCTTATTGATTCCATACGGTCACGTTCACACTCCTTTCTTAAAAGATATATTTAGTTTACAACATTGTTTACAAACTGTCAATGATGATTTTGCAGAAGTGATACACTTTTATACTTCATGAAGGAACGGCAGGATAATCTCGTTACTCTTTTCAGCGATCCGCTTCTCGATTTCAACCGCCCTCTTTTCTGCAAATTCCTTTTCTTTTCTACCGTAGTACGCTAACTGCCTGTTGTATTTCACGTAGATGTCATTACGCTTGTATTTCTGACGCAACGCCTTTTGTATAACGCGGGCGTTAAGCAACCCTTTTTCCTTGCCGATCTCGTCACTCGGTAATTGTATTCCGTAAGTCACTTCCATGTCTCTACGGGTGTTGTGGTAGTATTTGTCCTTGCCGATAATGATACAGAAACGCTTCTTCATCGGCGGTTTCTTGTAGCCCTTGTCCTTCTTACGCGTAACTGCCTTCTTCCTGACGCGTTCTCTTTCGCGGTCTGCCATGTCAAGGATATTATTGGCGGCTTTCCATTTAGCCCGTGCTTCTCTCGGAAGGTCAACGGCATAATATATCGTGTCAAGTGCCTGTCGCAGAACGGCTATATGTTCCTTCTTTAAATACATTTTAAACCTCTCCTTCTTGATATGGTGTTTATAGCATCGGTCATAATGCTATCAGGTATCATCGGTACGGGTATTTCGTAAAGGTGTCCGCTTGATCTATAAAGCGCTACGCCGTAACGGTCTATCTTTTCTGCCCCACCTGCTCCGATAATCTGTCGGGATTCTATCGTGCTGTCGCACCTTAACGCGATCTTCTCCGTAAAGTTGAGGGTCAACTCAGCAGGTATAATCTTCCTCGCAGGGCATTGTGTCGCAGAAATCAGGTGTACGCCTGCCGCACGTCCTAACTGTGCTATCTTTTGGATTCTCGGCTTGATCTCTTTCCTGCCTTCTCCCATCGTCAGCAGGTCTGCCAACTCGTCGATAACTATGTAGATGTGCGCTCCCTGATACATGACCTCACCGCTCGCCTGCATGTCTGCGTAGCGCTTCTCCATAATCAGAATGGCGTTATCAAGAACGTTGAGCGTTCCTTCGAAGTCGTCGGCATAAACGCTTGTGGTAAACATATCGGCGTACTTATAAAGAGACACGCGTTTCGGGTCAATCAGAAACAGCATACCTGCCTTTGTCCTGTTGCACGTCATAAGCGTGTAAAGCAGGGTATCTATCATTACAGATTTACCACAGCCCGTCGAACCGCCTATGAGGATATGAGCGCCCTCAAGCATACGCTCGTAGATACTAGGTATCGGTGTCTTTCGTGTCGGCATTGTTACTGTACCGCAGAACGGCTTATTCCATGTCAACATAGACCTGCTCCTTTCGTTTAGCGTTCTATACACCCGTCATAATCGGGCATAAAGAACACGTCCTTGTTCGTTCTTACACAGCTTATTATGTTGGACAAAACAGATTTAGCGCTGTTCCTGTCCTTGTATAACCCGATCTTTACTGCGTTGTTTCCTTTAGCTGTTGCGATAATAACCTCGCACTCTCCAAGAGTTGTTTCCTCGAGATAAACACGGCTTGAATTATCAAGGTTTATTATCTCGTCTTTGTTCTGTAAAAAGATAATCATAATATCTTTGCTCCTTTTTCTTTACCTGCCCTTCATTTCTTCCGCGTCAGAAACGATACTGTTGTATTCTTCGTCGGCGTCTACGTCTGTTGCAAACCCGTTTTCTTCCGCGTACTTTAAAATCTCTCTTACGGCATAATCATACGGCTTGTAAGCCGTCTTGCAGAAGCAGAAGCCCGTTTTTCCGTTGTCGAAATAGAGCGTTTCATGACCCAAATTGTGCTGATTGTCTCCGTTTATTGCGATCATATCAAGCGTTACAATCGGATTGCCTTCGCCTGCTCCGTTACGAATGTTTATCCCCTTGTTGCTACAGTCCGCGATAATCTCGCAAACTTTAACGATAAAGTCCGCGTCGATCTTTTTGTCCGTTCGTTCCCAATAACGTGTAAAGCCCATGTGTATTCTCCCTTCTTAAATCTCTGTAACCTCTATGCAATAATCGTCAGCAGTAAAACTGCCGATATATTCACAACCGCTATTCATCGCCATTTTGACGGCTTCTGTGTAGTCATATGACCCTGTTCCGTGTTCGGTGTCGTTTTCATCGCGCAGAACGGCATACCAAACGGCTAAACCCTCAAGATACTTTTCTGCGTTCTCTCTGTACTCAAAACTCTGCCACCCTGACGCGTCATGAATAACGATCTTTTTCGTGAGCGCCCACGCGTAAACGTCGCACGGTTGCGCTTGGTTGTATCCTGCCTGCGCCTTCTCGCTCAATGTACGCACCCACAATTCGCCCTCGCGCTTGTAGTAACCACTTGACGTGTCGCCCTTCTTGCACTTTTCTAACAGCATAATCGCACCTGCCTTTCATCTTAACTCGCTGATATACTCGCAAACGATCTCTTTTAAGTCCTCGTCTGATAACCCGTGTATCTCGTTCTTTAACGCGTCCTCTTGCCCCGTCATATCCATGTCGTATCGGATAAGGGCAAGAAGGCTTTCAAGCGCTTCTCTGATCTCTTTTGTCATGTCGTCACCCCTCTCTCTTATACGGCGCGTTCCACGTATCAGCGCTAATCCTGATTGTGCTACTGTTTTTCGTTTTGTGGTCTGTGAATACTTCGTTATCCTCGTTTAAGAACCACTTAACGTCGGGAAATACGGCTTTGATAACCTCTCCGAACGTGGCGTTTTTAGGAATGACAACGGCATTAACCTTGACAAAATACTCGATAGGGTTAACGCGTCTACCCCTCGACGTAACACAGTCAGAATGTTGTATCATTTTTTCGTAGTATTCGTTAGTGCGTTCGTTTTTAATCATTGTTGTACCGTCCTTTCAAATTGACTCTATCTCGTCTGATTCTCTCACAAAGGAATTATACAGTCTTGTTGCGGCTTCCTTGCTACACCACTTCGCAACGTCTACTCCGTCAACGGTAACGATATAATTGTTTTCGTCATTACTGGGTGTTTGCCAAACACTTACCTCTGCTCCATCGTCTGTTTCACCATATAATCTCATAATTTCACCGTCCTTTTTGTTTGGGGGTCAAGCCCCCTTTATGTTGTTTTGATCTATCCCGTAGGCGGATATTATATGTTATTTCCCGATATTTACTGGAAGTGTTAAGGCGTCCTCTCCGTCCTCTGACACGCTGTATAAACAATCCCTGCAAGTGTTCGATTCGGGGAAGTAGTGTTTCGCGTTCGGTAAAATCTGCTGTAACTCAAGCAGGTATTTCGGGTTAAAACCGTGCTGTACTCCGTTTGCCTCGAAAATGATCGGCTTGCGTTCCTTGCCCATTTCGGCGATAAAAGCCTTCAACTCTGCTACAGTCGGCAGAACGGCTTCGACGGTATATTCGGGCTTAAAAAGATGTTCAATGTTATACGGCTTCATATCCTCGGACATGTGGGGCAAACTTGACACGTCTGCGTTCAACCTGACAACTCTATGACCGTCAAGAAGAACCCACTTGCCCTGATACTCGTATAAACCGTTCTTCAAGTTCATGTTAACCGCGCACTTTGCAAACGACTTCAACGCGCTGATACGGCTACTTGACTTGCCTGCCGACTTAGCAGAAGCCTTGTCTATTTCCTCACGCGCAGAACAGATGATCTCGGCAAGCGCCTGTAAAGCGTCGTTTAGATAAATGTTTTTGCCGTTCCCGAAATACCCTGTTTTCTTCCACGACTCCGTGTTTTTCATGAAATCGTCGCGCGTCTTATCATCATCAAAAAGCGCCTTGCTGATTGTTGTTGTTTTTTCTAATAACTTTTCCGCTGTCATATCTTTATCCCTTCCTGCCTTTCTCGGCTATGTGATTATTTCGCAAACTGTCTTTCAAATTCGCGCTGGTGACGTGTTGTCGTCTGACTCCACTTGCCCAAGTGTTCTACAACTCCGTTAACGCACCTGCTGACGATGGTGCTATATGACTGTAACTCTACAACGCCGTTCTCATGGTCAATAACCTGCGCCTTGCCGTAAAAGGACTTCCTGCTGTCATACCTTGCTGTCAACTCGTAAATTCTCATGTTTATCCCTGCCTTTCATTTTCTGATATTTCTTTATAACGTCCGTCCTTTAGATTCTCACGGATAGTTCCTTCTTCAACGCCTGCGCGGAGATATACTTCACCGTCTTTATAAAAGACTACGCTGTAAATTCCTGTTGTTGATACTCCGTCAATAACTCCGATATTCCCGTTCTTTACTACTTCAAACTTAAAACCGCATTTATACATTTTAGCCCCCTTTCGGGCGGTATTAAACCGCCCTTTTTTCTTCGATCTTTTCAACCTGATTAGCAGAAAAGAAACACGACTCTTTCATAAACATTGATTCTTTTGAAATCGGGTTTCCATCGTCGTCTGTCTCGCCCGTGTCCTTAGCTGTGTGCTTCCATATGCAAAGACGGGTTATAGCCTTCTCACCCTTCTTTACTTTAAAGCCCCGTGCCTTCCACGCCTGAAAAGTGTGGATTTCTTCGGGTTCTTCGATTTCCTTGCCATCATCAGTAACGAACGTCCTGCCCGTACCGCCGATGATTCCTTCATTCATGAGTCTAACGCGTTCCATAAATACCAACATGTTATTTGTCATATAATGCCGCCTTCCCGCCCGTGTGGGCTTGTCTGTTTGTTTACAAAAATGATTATAAACGTATAAAAAGATAATGTCAAGTGATTTTTTGAAAATAATTTTTTACATATTTAAAATGTCGCAGAAGGCGCAGAAAGCGCAGAAAGCAACTTTTCCGAAATATCGCAGAAAGGCGCAGAAAGAGGTATAAGGCTATATTTCTGTATAACCGCGCCCCGATCAGATAAACGGCTTTTTGGCTTTTATGCTGTTTCCCTGCTGTTTTCGCTTTTTGGGGTCTTTCGTGCGTTTCTAACAATCTGCGGTCTTTTGTCCTGCGGTTTTTGTCCTGCGGTTTTCGTGTGGTTACGTTTTCGGGGTCTTTTCCCCTGCGGTTGATTTTCCTGCGGTTAACCCCTGCGGATATAACCGATAAAAAGCAACAACAAATAAACCCGTTTTTCATACCCCTTTAAAACGCAATAAACGCCCCGTAAAGGGTCTTTTATATTGCGCCTGTGGAATTGTAACGGATAATAAAATAAAAGGTTATAACCGCCCGTTTAGGCGGTTATAACCTCTTTTCTAATTCTACTTTTCAACTCTTTAATTGCTGTATCAATTCGGGCGTGTGTTTGGTTCGCGTTGTAGTACTTAGGGCACCACGACGGACTACAGGCGGCAAAACTGTATTCAGATACAACGTAATGTAATATATCCTTTATTTTGCTAGCTTCCTTTAACGCCTGCTTTTTATCCTGCGAACAATCAAAACCATATTTTGTTTTATCTGATATTAATATCTGTATTCCTTCGTAATATCCATCTTTTAATTCAACTTCGAAAAAGTCCATGTTTCGCAGATAAATATTATAATTTATAAAGTCCTCGGTTTCGAGTCCTTTATCCCAAATTATTTGACCGAGTTCATGTAAAATATCATCGTCATTTATAACGTCGTCGCAATCCTCGCTTAAATAATCGCGGATAAAATCATAATCGGCAAAACAAGAATCAAAAACCAGTGTTACAACGTCGCTTGTTAAATAGTTGATTGTACCCATAATTCAAAACCTCTTTTCTGTGATAGTGTTGTCTTTTACTGTGATTGTGTGTAAAATCCTGCTGTAGTTGTCGCCGACGTCAACAACAGATATAATACAATTGTTTCTGCGTTCCGCCTCGCGTCGCCCTGCTGATATAGCCGTTTTGCGCGTCGTATATCCGTACACGTCGCCGATATAACGCGCCGTTTCGCCGTCGGTTGATAATGTTAGTTTAATCATGTTAACCCCCTTTTTATAATTCAGATACTTTACAACGGGTTAAAGCCGTTTGTTTTACGTCGTTATATATTGAGTGTTCTTTGACCGTTCCCGTGATTTTATAACGTTTCTCAGGGTCAAGCCCTTTTTGTGTTTTCCAGATAAACACGTTCCCGTTTTCGTCGGTCAATTTATAGATATATACAACGTCAACATGGTAACCGTCAAACGACGATTCATAGCTTGTTAACACCTTAACCGCCGACGTTTCAAACGTGATTCTTTGACCCACTACACCAACATAACAACTTGTTTGCGCTTCGCTTGCGGTTTTGGCTTTTCTCGCGTTCTCGCGTTCCTGCTTTTCGGTTGCTTTATCATACGCAACAGGAAGCGAACACAATAAACCGAAATCGCGCCGTTCGGCTTTTCCGCACTTTACAAGCGTTTGTAAATTTTTCAAATAATCATTATCAGGGTTTTCAAGGGTTTCAAAATATTCAAGCGCCTGTTTTGCCTTTTCGCGCGAGTCGTCCAAGTCAAAACCCGCCCTGTCAAGTTTAGCGCGTAGTTTCTCGCGTTCACGTTCTGATAGCCTGTCTATACTGATAATGTCGGACGTCAACCAACGCGTATTATTATCCCCGCTATAATTGTTATATCCAAAACAGCGCACAACTTCGCAAGCGGTTAAAACTATTTCGGAAACGTCATAAAATCGCGTGTAACTGATACTATTATCTATAGCCGTATATTTTCCCATACCGTCAAAAATGGACACGAAAAAGGCAACGTGTGAGGCCGATAAACCGCCCGTGTATAACTGTAGACAGTTTGCGCCTATTTGTTTGAAGTCGTGCGTATCGTCGTTATAAATGATATATGTATCTTTGCGAGTCCTGACGGTTTTACAGTGTTCGCAATACGGTTGACATGTGTGGAAACGTTCGGGGATTGTTTCGGGCGCTTCACCGTATGTCCTAATAATATTTCCTGCTGTAGTGTGTTCAATAGTTCCGACAAAACGCCACGACTCGAAACGCGCCACGCCTTCGACGGTCACGGGGATATATTTTAGCGTGATTTCTTCGCCGTCGATTTTAACGGTCTTATACTCGGGCTGTTCTTCAACGTATGAAAAATTACAATTGCACAGCGCGCACTTTTTGCGGACTGTAGCAAGTTTCTTTTTCAGTCTGTCCATGTTGTCAAAGGGTATTAAAAAGCGGTTGATATTTTCGCCGTCTAAACGATTAAAAACGGTTGTAACGGGTTCTTCAATTATTTCTGTCATGCTTTTACCTTCTTTCGTAAAATGTTAGGGCGCTTATTATAGCGCCCTGTGCTTGTTTGTCCTGCTGTGGTATTTAATCCACGGCGTAAAATGCAACCCTTCGCCCCGTCTCGGGGTAATTACAATTATGACAAATGAACGCGTTTTCAAGCCGTTCGAACGTCGCGCCCCCACAGTGTTGTAAATCCGTCGGCGCGCTTGCCATACATGACAGCGGGTGACATTTATGAGGAACTAATAAAATGGGTTTGTTGGTGTAATAGCGCTTTTTTGCAACGCGTCTGTCAATACGTGTGTATGTCTTGCCTTTTTCCATGATTGTGAGTCTGTTCATAATATAACCCCCTTAAAATATAAAGTCCGTGTAAACCTTGCGAGACGCTTTTAAAAACCGTTCGCGGTTAACGTCGTCGAAGTAGTAGCAACTATATGTTTTCGTCGCGCGGTCATAATCCCCGCGCACAAGTACTTGCTTTTCGTCGGGTTGTTCGTAGGGCTTTAATGTGAACCACGCGCCCCTTTTAACCTTGTTTAATGTGGTAACCGTGAGGACATAGCCCGATTCGAGTTTTAATTGTTCCATAGCTTCACCCCCTGTTTAAAGTTTTGTCGATAAACTCAAATAACAACGCGTTAACCTCACTGCGCTTTTCTTCTGTGGTCTTGTTTCTGTCATGGATAATACCGCAGGCGCGGTTATTGTAGTCGCGCATCATGTCAAAGTTGGGGCGCGTTCCGAACGTTCCGCGGTAACCTGTGGTTATAAGTACGTCTTTTTCTTCGATTTCGTACCCGTCAAAGTTCCACCCATACACGCCGCAGGTGTAGCACGTCGGCGCCTGATAAAAAAGTAAATAGTCCGCTTCGCAGTAACCTATGGCAATAGCGCGGTTGTTTTTGTAACCTGTCTTGAGTTCCTTAACTGTAGTTCTGAATTTCATATAATCCGCCTTCCTTCCTTGCCTTGCAAGGACATAAAAAATTTGTTGTGGGCAATATCCGCCCACTGTCATTATATCAAGTATGGGCTAGAATGTAAAGAAAAATTTTCGAAAACAGTCTTTTACATATTGAAAACCTTGATTTTTGAATTGTTGCAATTGTTTAAACAATTCAAGGCGTAAATTGCTACAGTGTTGCAAATTGTATTTTTAGGGTGTTTCCCTGCCTGTGGAATACCCGTAAAACGTCATAAAATGCCCGTAAAGGCGTGTTTCGTTTGTAGTGGTGAATTATATCAACCGACGAAATAAACAGGGTTAAAATCAAATTGTAGGTGTTTTTTGATCAAATTGAAAAGTTTTCTGAAAATTTATGATTCGTGAATATTTTCGCTACTTTTCGCCCGTGAGAAGTCTTCGAACCGACGCGGGTAAAATTAAAACAGGATTATATTTTTTCGGTTTTTAGTGGGGCGTTTCCTGATGATGATTGTTTTCGTGACAGTTTTCTACAGCTGTAGAATAATCGTAGTTTTCGCGTGTGGGTTATAGTAATAATATAGTTTATAACGGGGCTGATAATATCCCTCATGTATAAGGTATTTCAAGGTTTAGTATTATACGGTTTGTAGTATCAAAAGTGTGTATATTATAATAATATCTATTGTGTGTAACAGTATCGGATTAAAGTATTATGTTTAAAGTGTTGTGTGGTATATAATATTTATATTTATGGTCTGTGATACTGTGATTAAAATAATATAATAATACATTGGTGTATTGTATTTGGTTTATAACATTATGTTTATTGTTGGTTGTAGTATATTATATTTTATATATTATTATAGTTGTTGTGTAGTGTAGGATAAAAGATTATTATATTATTATTTATATAATATTGGTTGTATATTGTTAGTTGTATAGTGGTAGTGTATAATATTGGTTGTATATTGTTAGTTGTGTAGTGGTGTATGTATATTATTTGTCGTATATTATTTGTTATATAGTGTTGTATGGTTGAAGATTATTATAATTATAATATTACACGCCTGAGGTCTTTTGATTCCGTGAGTGTCTCCCGTTCCCGTTCCCGTGGTTATTGCGTCAGCAGGATATATATTTCCGTTCCCCGTTCGAATAGGTCAGCTTATACCCCCCATATTTTAAAGTTTCGATAAATCGTAATTTAGCGCAATTATCAGCGTTAATTTACAGACAGATCAAGGGTCAAGGGATAAATCGTCTGATAATTATTTCGTTACGGTCAAGTTGTCTGAAAATTATCTAGCGATATATTACCACTGTTAACACCAGACCTAGTGGGTCATTGTACCTGCTGTGATTTTTGTTGTTGTTTGTTTGTCATTGTGGCAAAGTGGATTTTGTTGTTACTTGCTATTAGTTGGACTATATACCCCCTAGGGGGTTAAGAGGGAAAGCACACGCAGAAAAAATTACCCTCTTTCCCAACCACACCAAAATAAATCCAAGTACCTCTAGCAATCATCAGCAGATAATTCCTCGCTAAGAGAGAGTAACCTAAGAGACTCCCAATCACTAGATACCCACATACGGGATTTCTAAACATGGTAGACCTAATTAGGGGAATCCTAACTGAAAGAATCCGAATTAGGGGAGACCTAACCAAACGAGACCGAATCAAAAGAGGGCTGTTTAGGGAATGATCTCTCAGAAAAATCCCTCGCGCCTAAGGGCTATGTTGCATTACTACATAGTTACCCGTGGCTAAGTGCAGTTAAGAAAAGAAAAGGAAACGGAGAGAGAAACGAAAGAAAAAGTAACAAAAAGAAAGTAAAGATAGAGGAAAAGTAAAAGTTAAAGAAGAATTATTAAAACCCTTAGAGATTTTATAATCTTTTTATTATTATATAATAATATATATACTACTGCAAAGAATATACATGGTCATTGATACCTAGTTAACTATTCTACAAAATGGGCGCGCGCGTCCGCATACAGTTCGCGGCATAGGTTGTAATGCTACATAGCTGACCGAGAATTGACCCCTATAAACCCAATAAACCGTCTTTACATACCTGCGATATGGATTAAAATGGACTTGTAGATACAAAACCGTACACAGAGGAGATTTGACATGGCATCGTTAAGCAGACATAGCGCTCATAAACTGAGCGAAGAAGAAATCATAGACCTAGTTAACGGATTCGTGTCGGACTATTGCGACGGGAGCGACGAAGTGTGTTCGCACAAAGTTCCGTTCCTGCTCGACTACATCAGCTACCGACTTCCCGTGCTTGACCCGATAGACGATCACGATTACATCGTACAGCTATTTGCGATCTATAAACACCTGTGCGCGAGATTCAGCTACGTGTTCTCGCTAAACGGGTTTCGGCTACTGACGGGGATCACCAAGAACAAGATTGCGAAGATTTCGGCTCTGAGGGCTACGAGACAGATACCGAACTACAATGACATCATGGAGTTTTGGACGGACACGGTATTTAATCAATCGGGCGACGCTTTAGTTGACAATATGACGCAGGCACATAAGGGCGGCATGACTCAGATGTTCTTAGCGAAAGCGATCTACGGATACAACGACAATCTCGCGCCTGAGCCTGCCTACATCGAGAACGAAGCTATAGACGTTACGGCACTACCCGACTTGTCAGGGCAAAAGGGAAGATTATTGCAGGATAATAACAGATAAACGCGCGACGCGTCATGTGTGCGTGGGTGAACGCGACGGAGATACCCCCAGAACGCAAAATTTTGGGTCAAATTTCGTTTTAAATCGTTCAGACGATAAAATCCTCACCTACGACATTAGAAACCGTTTAAAGGGCATTTAAATGCGTCCTTAAAATATTTTAACAATTAGGGGGCAAAATGACACTATTGACTATCGACATCGACAAGCCTGAGATTGCAACCGCAGGAGACATCTATAAGGCTATCGGGAAGGATCATTGTCAGCTTATTTCGCAAAGCACGGTAAAGACCGAGAACTCGGATAACGACTTCGAACCGATATTTACCGAAGCCGTGAAGAAGGAGATTGACCTATATGCGCTCAAGGTAGCACAGCTATTAATTGTTCAGGCGAGCAGTCATCACGGGGTATGTTCGTTTGAAATGTTCAATAACCCCGAGGACACAGGACTTGAACCGCAGGGAGAGGAGAAGTAATGGCGCGAAAGAAAGAATCCGCTCTAGACGAAGCGTTGGTCGAAAAGGTTGAGGGGTACGAGTCGTACATTAGGCATAAGGGCATAACGATGGAAGTTATAAACGCCTACACGATGGCGACAAAAACCGCTTACGCAACAGCAAAAACGAAAGAGAAATTGCAATATGCGAAAACCGTTTCGAAAAGAGCAAAAGAGATCATCGAGATTTACTGCGAGAGGAACGCAAGAGGAACGATATGGGAACTCGAAGCGTTTGCACAGAGGAATAACAAGACCTACGACATCGTTGAGAGTTACTACGAGATACTTTTGCAGGAAGCAAGGGCTATGAACTTTGACAGCTACTGCCTTTATCTCGAAAAGAACCGTCCGTATAAGCAGAGGTTTTACTACACGCGTAGAAAATGTTTCATCAAACACGGCTTTATTCAGGGCTTTCAGGATATTCTTGACGACAAGTTGGACATCTTAATGATTTCAATGCCCCCGTCTGTCGGGAAGAGCCTTAGTATGACATCGAAGGTGCTTACACCTACGGGATTTAAACTCATGCGTGATATTCATGTAGGTGACGAGGTTATAGGCGGTAGCGGAGAGGTCGCAACCGTCTTAGGTGTATATCCTCAGGGCGTACTGCCTGTCTACAAGGTTACGTTTGACGACGGCTCAAGCACGGAATGTTCAGGAGATCATTTATGGACGGTTCAGACAAGAGACGACAGAAAAAGGTCAAAAGAAAGAACTGTAACTCTTAACGACATGATGAAAAACCTTTATGTCGAAAACGGAAAGAGAAGAAATTATTCTGTGAGATACGTCGAACCCGTAAGGTTTGATAAAAAGACCTTGAGACTAGACCCGTATGTAATGGGTGCTTTTCTCGGCAACGCATGTTTTACTAATTGGACTTTTGCCACAGCGGATAAAGAAGTAATTGACATCATCAACAAAAGGCTTCCAAAGGGCTATAGCCTGAAATTTAAAAGCAAATACGATTATCGAATAATCGGTCATGAAGGGCGCGGAAACAAGATGTTTTCGCTTGTCAAAAAGGCAATTCAAGACTACGGGCTTGCCGAAAAGCATAGCTATGACAAATTTATCCCAAGGGATTATTTATACAGCACTGTTAATGACCGTTGGGATTTGTTAAGAGGGCTACTTGATACCGACGCCTATTCTTTCGAGAGAGCGGTTGAATATTCCACTACTTCTCAACAATTAGCAAAAGATGTAATAGAATTGGTTCATTCGTTGGGTGGTTATGCAAGCCTTTCTGTTAAAACAAAAAGCGGATATAGAGATTCTATGGGCGCGTTCGTGAAATGCAGGACAGCGTACCGCGTTGTAATACAGTTTACTTCGAAGCACGAAAGTCCGTTCTGTCTCAAGCGTAAAAAGGATAACTACAAGCCTAAGCGCGAAAAAATGAATAGATATATAACCTCTGTTGAATACGTTGGCGACGAAGAATGTCAATGTATTTATATCAGCGATCCGACTCACCTTTTCGTGACAGACGATTACATTCTTACGCACAACACAACACTCGAGAAATTCTTCCATTCAGCGATCTGTGGGTGGTATCCGAGAGAAGCGAACCTGTTTTATTCACACTCGGCAGGAATCACGAAGATGTACTACGACGGTATGGTTGACATTTTGACTAACGACATAGATTACTGTTGGGGCAAGATATTCCCTGATTGTCAGGTGACTTCGATGAACGCGGCACTTGAGCAGGTGAACATAAACGCCTATAAACCGTTCCCAAACGTTCAGACAGCTACTGTCGGTTCGAAGATGGCAGGTAAGGTCAGGTGTTCGAAACTGCTCTTGGTCGATGACGTTATCGGCGGTATTGAAGAAGCGGTCAACAAGGTTCAGCTTGACAAGATATGGAACAAGTACACTACGGACGCAAGGCAAAGGCGTAAAGAGGACGAGAACGAAATTCCATGTAAAGAGATACATATTGCTACGCGTTGGAGCGTTCACGACGTAATAGGCAGGCTACAGAGAGCCTACAAGGGAAATGATCGCGTCAGGACGATAGCGATACCTGATATAGACCCTATTACGGGAGAGAGCAATTTCCTTTTCGAGTTTGGTGGCTTTACGGTCAAATTCTACGACGATATGCGAAAGACGATGGACGAGGTAAGCTACCGTTGCCTTTACAAGAATGACCCGATAGAGCGAGAAGGAATCCTTTACGAGTCGGACACGCTTATGCGATACCATTCGTTGCCGCTTGACGCACCGCAGGCGGTAAAGGCTGTATGCGATACCAAGACTTCGGGTATTGACTATACCGTTGTTCCTATCGTTCAGCAATACGACGATATGTATTACTTGGTCGATGTTGTCTGCGATAACAGCACCAACTTTGATTTGCAGGAAGAAAAGATTGTTCACAAGATTATCAGCAACGAAGTAACGAAGATCAGATTCGAGAGCAATCAGGGCGGTAGCCGACTTGCGGAAAATGTTAAATCAAAACTTAACAAAAGCGGTTACAATTGCGAAGTCCTTACGGCTTACACGTCCAAGAACAAGGCAACGAAGATAATCGTACACGCCGATTGGATAAAGAGACACGTTATATTCCCTGCAAACGAACTGATAACACCGAAAAGCGAAATGGCGAAGTTTATGGACTTCTTGACGACATTTACCATCACGGGAGACAACAAATTCGATGATGTTCCCGACTCGATGGCACAGCTTTCGGAAATGGAGAGCAAACAACTGACAAAGAACTTTGCGGAATCAATGATAAATCCGCTGTGGGATATATAAGAGGGGTGAAGAATGAGAAAGATACTTGAGGAAAAGCGCGACAGACTTATCGGATATATTGATTATCTCAAAGAGATAAACATGAAAATTGCCGAGTTGGAATACTCTATGTATTGCGTCAAGGGAGTTTCTTACGACAGGGATCGGGTTCAATGTAGCGTCTCTAGCGACAATGTAACAACCGTTGTGGCGAGAGTCGAGGACTTGTTCGAATTGAGGTATCAGGTCGAAAAGAAAATCAAGGACACGAAACAATACTTCTTCGACATGAGCGGAAAGATAAAAAGACCGTATGACGTGTACGTTTTTATCGAAAGATTTGTTGATCTAAAGTCGATAAACGAGATTGCGGAGTATCATAATCGCTCAAAACGCAGTATTCAAGCCACTTTGAAGCGTACGTACGAAACTTTGAAATTTTTTCAAAAAGGGTATTGACTTCACCCCCTGCAAGTGATAAAGTGTATATAGCGAATACTGTAGGAACGGTACGCAAGAATCCATACGAATTTTATCCGCCTTTTACGATCGCCCCAATGCGTTATGCGTTTGGGGTGATTCTATTTGTGGGTTCAAAGGGGGTTAACTTGAAGAAAGCGATTGTTGCTATTATCTGCCCTAGATGTGGAGCAGAACTCGGAACTGTTGACGTGAGCAAGACTACCGTTGACGTTTCAACAAAATGTTACCATTGTCACATCGGAGTCACCTTTGAGATTCAGACGAAGGTTTGCACCGAGAAGCCTTACCCAAGTAGGGTAACTTCGGGGGGAATGAGATTTTGAATAAACGATATTTTCATGAGGTTGTCAAAAACAGCTTTGGACGGCAACTTGCCTATTATGACGCTGACGTAATCGACGAAACGAATGTTGCCGAGTGTTTACAGCAGACGATTTCCGTATTCAACGCGAACAAGACTGCGGCTCAGTACCTTTGGAATTATTACAAAGGCGATCAGCCTGCGCTTTATAGAACCAAGAAAGTTCGTTCGGACATCAACAATAAGGTCGTAGAGAACCATGCGTTCGAGATCGTCATGTTTAAGAACGGACAGACGTACGGTGAACCTGTTACGTACGTAAACGTTTCGGATAACGACGACAAGTCGGAGTTTATCGACAAACTCAACAACTATTGCCGAGTTGCTTCTAAGGACACGTTTGACCTGTCCTGCGGAGAGTGGCAGAGCGCAACGGGAATCGGCTACAAGGGAATCTTCAACAAGAACGAAGCAATCCCGTTTGGAATCGTAATCCCTACGCCGCTTAACACATGGATTGTTCGTAGCATGAACACTCAGGAAAAGATTGTATGCTTCCAAGTGGTTGTCAGGAACGCGGGAATTACTTACAAGGCATGGACACCTTCGAAGGTGTTCACCCTTGACGCGTCATACAATTTGATCCCCAACAAGGAAAATCAGAGCAACCTTCACGCTTACGGCGGTATTCCTGTTGTTGATTATCCGAACAATCAGAACTGCCTTTCGGACATCGAAACGGTCATCAACCTTCTTGACGCGATCAATTCGGTTCAGTCAAGCCGTGTTGATTCAATAGATCAGTTTGTGCAGGCGTTCCTCAAGTTTGTCAATTGCGAGATTGACGCGAAAGAGTTTGACAAGATGAAGGAGCGCGGCGCTATCGTCGTTCACAGCAGAGAAGGCGACGACAGCGGACACGCAGACGTTGACACCCTTTCCCTTGAAATGAATCAGGAGAACGGGCAGGTTGCAAAAGATGACCTGTGGAACAACGCCATGTCGATTCTTGCAATCCCGAACAAAGAGGGCAACACAGGCGGCGATACGCAGGGTGCGGTTGAACTCCGTAACGGTTGGGATTTTTCCAAGACTCGCGCCATGATAAAGGATTCGTTCGTAAAGAAAAGCGAACGAGACTTCGCAAAGCTGATTCTTCACAGGCTCAAGCAGGTTGAAGGCGAAGCGGCTTTTCCGCTTACCGAAATGGACTTCGACGTTCATATCGTTCACAGTCCTACAGACAACCTCTACACCAAGTCCGAAGCGCTTGCTATGCTCTTAAAGAACGGTATTCACCCTCTTGTTGCTATCAAGACCTGCGGACTTTGGAGCGATTGCGAAAAGGTATTTTTGCTCAGCAAGCCTTATCTTGATAATCTTTATAAGACTATCGACGATGCAATCGAGGAACAGGGGCTGACCGATCAGATAGAGGAAGCGAACGAATTACTTGCTTCGGGCGGTGCTAATGAGTGACCTTCTGAGCATTGATGAAATAAACCGACTTCACAACCGCATACAAGAAATGGAATTGTCGCAGGAAGAAAAAGACAGGCGTTCAAAACTTGTCGATGACTTCGTGGAAGCAATAGTTCCATTTTTTAAGTATGCGAAAGCCGCTATCGAGTATTCGGACGATGACGATATGGACACTTGGTACTACCTCTTTATCGAGGAGTGTACCGACAGCTACATATCCGTGCTTGACAAAAACGGTCTTACTTCGGGCAAATACGCCGAGAGAGCAGAAAACGCTTCGAAAGAAATTTCGACAACGATCCTCAACAGCTATGCTGACGGGAAAAGCCTTGACGACATCTTCTCGGAGCGTAAAGTTGCCACTATAGCTGAGACGGAGACAAACATATTGTCCAACGCTCGAATGGACGACGAAGCAAAAGAAGCAGGCTACACCAAAAAAACGTGGGTAACTATGGGCGACGAAAAGGTTCGTATTGCTCACGCTTTAGTTGACAATGTAACCATAGGAATTGACGACGCGTTTGATGTTGAGGGTTACGCCATGAAATATCCCTGTGATACTTCCGATAACCCCGACGCAAGCCTTGTTGTCAATTGCAGGTGCGTTTGTCAGTATTCATAACGGTATGTACGGTTACAAACCGACATATAAATCAGCAACTATGCGTTAAATAGTAACCGCTTGTGGACTAGACCACGTTAAAAAATGTACGGGGAAAGGAATTGAACATGACGAGAGACGACGCAAAAGCGTTTTACGCGGCAAACGGCGTTGAGAACCCCACAAAAGAGCAGATAGATTCTCTTATGAATACGGTCGGTTCGGAACTCAACAAAGCCAAAGAGAGCGCTTTAAAGACCAAAGAAATCGTCAACGCGTTAACTGAGGAGAACGCGAAGATGAAAGCAGAACTCGAAGCAACCAAGAACGCGTCACTTACAGACGCCGAGAAGGTTCAGAAAGAGATTGACGATCTCAAGAAGGCGGTTGCAGAGAAGGAAGCAATCATCAAAAAGAGTCACATTGATTCGGAACTCGCGAGAGTAGGAATCACGGGTGACTATGCAAGTAAGTTTTTCAAAGAGGACGGGAACATCGACTTCGATAATCTTGCAAGCTATGTCGCAAACGCGAGAGACGAAGCGGCAAAGGCAAAGGAAATCGAGATCGCCAATGCTTCGGGAAAGCCCGAAGGAAACGGAGCGCCCCCTGCGAAGGAACTTACCAATCAGGAGAAAGTCGCCAATGGTTATTTAGCAAGGAGAGTTGGCGCAGACGTAGGAAAGCAACTTGCTAATTTCCGTTAGTGAAATATAAACAACAACGAAAGGAGATACACAATGGAGTTTGTTAAATCTAGTGTTAACGGCAAGATTCAGATTCTTGCAAACGATCATTTCGTAGCAATCCCTATCACTCTTGACTTTTCAAATGTTGTAACAACCGAGGACGGTGTAAAGGTTGTTAAGTCGGGAACGCCCGTTAAGAGCGCGTCAGGCGGTTGGGTAGCTTCGAACGATGGCAACGCAACAGCCATTCTTTACGGAAGCGTTTACGAAGGCAGACCTATCGGTTCAGCGATCATTCACGGCTTTGTTGACAAGGCAAAGGCAGAAGCCGCTTCGGGTCTTACCTACAGCGGTTCGATCAGTATTCCGCAGGTTACAATCCTCTAATCTACGAAAGGAGAAAAACTAAATGAAGATTACAGATGTATATTCAGCAAAGGCTGTGGCACTTGCAGAACAGACACCCGAGAGCAATTCTATTGATTACCTCGGACGTACCCTTTTCCCTTTCAAGAAGAAAAGGGGTCTTGACCTCAAGTGGATTCAGCTTCATTCAAAGTTAGGTACAATCCTTGCACCTTCAAACTTCGACGCTAAATCAACACTTCGTTCCCGTGAAGGCTTCGACTTCAAGAGAACACAGATGGCTTTCTTCCGCGAGTCTATGCTTGTGACAGAGGAAGATCAGCAGGAGATCATGAGGATTCAGGAAACAAGCGATCCTTACGTTGAGGACGTTATCGCTAACGTTTTTGACGATGCAGGTACACTTGTTATGGGCGCAAGAACCGTTCCCGAACTCATGGCTATGCAGTTACTTGCACCCGCCGACGGCACACCCAAGATTCTCATTGAGGGCAACGGTGTTGTATATGCTTACAACTACGATCCCGACGGCGCTTACAAGGCTCACAACTACGTTCAGATGCTCGGCGGTAGCAATTGGGCTGACACAGTTCATTCTACCCCTCTTACCGACATCATCAGCGCAAGGGACATGGCAAAGGGCGGCAAGCCCAACAACATGATTATCAACCCCAATACTATGGCATGGCTCAAGAGCAACGCTAGTATTGCGGCTTTCATCACACCGCCTAACCTTCCTTCGGACGCAGTTATCAAGAATATCATCGCCACTGTTGCAGGCGTAAACGTTATCGTTTACGAGAAGATGTACAAGGACGAGAACGGGAACGAGGTTTACTTCTATCCCGACGGCATGGCTACTCTTGTTCCCGACAAGGCACTCGGTAGCACATGGTTCGGTACAACCCCTGAGGAAAGATCAAGTCTTGTCAAGCAGAACGCTGACTTCGCTCTCATTGATGACGCAATCGCTGTCATGGTTACAGAGACCGAAGATCCCATTGAGACAAAGACAACCGTTTCTGAGATCGTGCTTCCTTCGTACGAGAACATGGACAGTGTTGTTGTTATGGCGGTATCACCCGTTCTTCCCACTCTTTCGGGAACAGTTGCAGAGGGTTCGCAGAGTGGCACAACAAAGGTTACGCTTGCTTCCGCACCTTCAGGTTGCTCTTATGCGGTTAGCACAACTACCACAAGCCTTGACGGTATCTATCTTGGCTCTGACCTCAGCGCTTGGACAGCATACACATCAGCAAGCGACATCACAATCACCGATGGTTCGAAGTTTGCAATCGCTTGCATTGACGGCAACGGACTTGCTGTTAGCGCAGGTATCTTTGTGGCTGAATCAAAGGCGTGATCGTGAGGTAGCAGTATGACATTTCCGTATTCGGTAGTAATCGGTGGGAAATTTTATAAAGCAGGGGCAGAAATCAATATTCTGCCCCCTGCTACTGCTAAAGTTTCCGAACCCGTGACAGAGAACGTAACCGTTGAAGTTGCTTCGGAGAAGGAAGAAAAAGCCTTAACGAAGTCTGCAATAAACTTTATGAAAGCCGAGACCGTCATTGAAACGGCAAAGTCTTACGGGATTGAAACCGAAGGCAAGGACGCAAAGGCTATCAAGAAAGAGTTGATTGCGCTTCTCGGTCTGTAATCAAGGAGATCAAAACCATGACAATAGCTGAAATTACGACTTCCGTTCAATCAAAAGCCTTGACATACCTTACCGAGACAGGCGAAACCATAACTATGTTTCCGACGTCTATCGTTGATTTCGTAATTGAATACGCGACAGCAGGGTGTCATTTTCCTACGCACTTTACGGAAGCTGATATTGCAGGCTATTTAAGCAAGGCGGTAAACAGTCTTGCCGTTGCGTGTGTAGAGGTCTACGACAAAGCAGGCGGCGAAGGTCAGCTTAGTCACAACGAGAACGGAATAGACAGGACGTGGGAAAGCAGTTGGATTTCTCCGAGACTTTTCCAAAACCTGCCTAACTTTTGTTCAACAGTTAAATAGCGAGTGCGGACAGCATGAAAGGATAACGTTATGACTTTAACCGACTTTTTAAGTGTATTCCAGCCACTTTCGGTCATAATCGCCTTCGTTTCTTTGATTTATGTTGTCAAGAACTCAAAGAAAAACAACGAGAAAGATGTGGAAGCAAGGGCGACGGGAATGGCGCGGATCGAGGTTAAATTAGACGGAGTAATCGACTCGGTAGACGAAATTAAATCTGAACTGAAATCCAACAGGGCAGAGATAAACGAACTCGTCGAGAGGATTGCGAAGATTGAGTCCTCGGTTGAATCGGCGCACCACAGAATCAATGAGTTGACCGAAAAGGGGTAAACATGAGGACGCTTGAGAGAAACAAACAACCTATCTACTATGCTAATCTGACGACGAGTGCAGACGATGTTGATGGCAACTATGTTGTAATCGACGGCGTATCAGTGCCTGTGGAAACAGGCGGTTTTACGCAGAGTTACACGAAGCCCGAGAAGAAGAATGTAAGCATTTCGTTTTCGGGAGAGTCGAACATTCAGCCCTTCGGCGTAGACATAGGCGGCTATGACGCTATCATAGTGGCGAATAAAGGGTATCTGCCTATCACAGAAACTTCGCTGATATGGTACAAGAGTACGCCTACGTACCTCGACGAAGAAGAAAAGATTGTTGACCCTAGTTCGGCAGATTACACCGTCAGAGCAATAGACGATTCGTTGAATGTTTTCCGCGCGTTCTTGGCAAGGAGCGTGAAGAACAATGACACTTGACCTCGATCTTAATGTAAAAGACCTCGATAAACTCATATCCCTTCTTGAAGATTTCGAGAAAAGCCTAGACGAGAACTTCGACAAAGCCCTTGACGCCTTAATGGACAAAGGTATTGAGGTTGCCAAACAGAATGTTCCGCAGGAGTGGAGTAGCGGTATAGTTTTCGAGAAGCAGACATTAAACGCAGGAACAAAGGTCAAACGCTATGCGCTTGTTGCCAAAGATTCAAGCCCTGTTTTTCAGGAGTGGCTTAATTCAAAAGGCGAAAGAAGCGGCTATTACATATCTCTGTTGTATTTATCAGAGTTTGGAAGCGGTTGGCTTGCCGACGTAAAGACCCCCGAACTTACGGGAGTATTCGGACAAGGCACAATGCCAAACGCCAAAGGACACGCTTTTGACTACATGGGTTGGTCGTGGTACGATATGCAGGGCAATTATCACCGCTCTATTGGCGTCAAGCCCACTTACCCTATGTATAAGGCTTTAAGCGAAATGATAAATCAATCAGACAAAATGATTGCGGAGATCGCAAAGAAATTGGAGTGATAATCATGTGGGTAACGAACAAACAGAACGAGATATACACCTATCTCAAATATCGGGCGCTTGTTGCCCTACAGACGAAATATCCGAACCTTTTCTTTACGCAGGACGATTCGCCCAATGAAAGCCCTAAATTCCCTTGCGTTTATGTTCATTTCTTATCCCCTATCGAAACGGGGCGTGATTTGGACAATGATTCTGTCAATGCTGTTGTATGTACCCTGCAAGTGGACGTTACCGTTCCTGAGCAAATGGGTATGTCGGCGGCAACAGAAGTTAGCGATAATGTTGTTGAAAATCTCAAGCGTATGCGATTTTCAATCACGGCGTTCCCTGAGTTTTCCAACCTTAACACTAACACCAAGAGAAAGATTCTTCGCGCCGAGAGAACAATCGGCGTGGACGATATACTATTTTGAAAGGAGATAAAACATGAACGGAATTTCTACCGCAGGAATTACCTTCAAATATGCGCCCGAAGTTGTTGCAGGCACACGCCCTACTTCGGGATATACGCGTATTTTTGGGTGCAAGTCTATTCCTGACTTCAACAGTGAGCCGTCACAGCTTGAGACTACGACGTTTGATAACACCGAGTACAAGTCATACTGTGCAGGTCTCAAGGACATCGGTGGTGCGAAGGCGTTCGGCTTTAACAACACAAAGCAGTTCAGATCGGAGTGGGCGGCTCTCATGACAGCTTATGAGACAGCAAAGGCTTCGGGTCTTGCTATGTGGTTCGAGATCAAACTTCCTGATGACGATGCGTTCTACATTTCAGGAGAACCCTCGGAACTTGGATTGAGCGGCATGGCAGTTGACAGCGTTATCGAGATCGACGCTTACCTTACAATCGCAGAGGTTGATGGTTATGCACAGAAGTCGGCTACGCTTGCTGTTACGCCTACAAGCGTGACCGCAGTTGTCGGAACAAATGCAACCGCTACTCTTTCAAACAGAGTTGGCACTTGCACGGTTACGTCAAGCAACGTTGGAGTTGCTACCGCTTCGGTATCTTCCAACACTGTTACAATCACACCTGTTGGCGCAGGTACTTGTGTACTCGTCGTAACAGACGGAACAACTCACGAGAGTATTCCTATCCCTGTTACAGTTACAGCTTCGTAACAGGCGGCTACATCATTATGTTAACGATATTGGTGAGGACAGGTGTTGCAACACTTTCCAAACGCGCAGTTACCCCCTCGCTTGAGGATTACTCGCCTTTATCATATTTTAAGGGGGTTAGATAAGTGTATGTCTAACCTTACCAACTTTTGAAAGGAGACATATTATGGCAGAGACAAGAGCAAAAGAGACAACGGCTAACGCAGAGGTTGATGAACTTAGACCTATACTTATCACAGACAACGAGACGGGAGAGAAGTACGTCCTTGAATTTAACGCAGAGTCGGTAGCGTTTGCCGAGGAAAGAAAATTTCAGATCGGTGACGTTGACGATTACCCCGTAACAGGAGTACGTGACCTGTTCTACTACGCTTTCCGTATGCACCACAAGATGTTGCCGAAGGATAAGATTCTCAACATCTACGAACTCACAAAGCCGCTTCCGAGGGGAGTTATCAAGAGATTGGTAGACTTCTACCTTAGACCCATGAAAGAACTTGTCGTTCCCGAGGGAGAAGAAAGAAAAAACGAGAGAATGACGGTGGAACTGTAAGCCGTCAAGATGATAACGAAACACACTGTTGCACAATGACGGACGTGTTCTATGCGTACCTTCCGCTATACATGACTTATGGAATGACAGCAGAGGAATTTTGGAACTGTCACCCGAGAATGTATAAGGTTTACCGCCATGCTTTTCACATGAAGAAACAATCGGTAAACGAGGAAATGTTCGTTAACGGTATCTACACTTTGAAGGCTATAGATGTGGTTGCTACGAATATAGTCAATGCTATGTTCAGCAAGTCAAAGAAAGAGCCGTTGAAATATTTCGACAAACCGCTTGATATATGGGCTGAAAAAACATTCGAACAGAGAGCAGAGGAAGAACAGCGCAGGAACGAGATAAACTTGGAACGTGCAAAAGCAAGCCTAAGGGCGCTTGAACGCAACTACAAGGCATTGAGAGGTTGATTATATGGCTTATACTATTGGCGAGTTATCTATCAGTATTTCGGCTAAAGCGAACGACGCTTCAAAAAGCATAAGCAGGCTAACCACGTCCGTAAAGAGTCTAAAGAGCGAGTGCGAAAATCTGACAAGCCTTAAAAATCTCCGAACGGAACTTAACGCAATTTCGCAGATCAAATTAGACGGAAAGGTTGCCGCACTCGCAAACATATCAAAGGCAATTAAGGACGCTAAAAAGTCGGGCGTCTCTGGCAACTCTAGGAACACCATCATTCAGATACCCACCGCGTCGGAAATTTCGTCGGCTATGGGTGGCGTCAAAGCCGAAATCTCAAATGTCATGGACGGGATTTCGCAGGACGCGGCGGTTGCAAAGCAGGAAACCCTTGATGAATTGAAGGAAATACCCGAAGGAGTGAAAGAAGGCGTTGCAAAGCCTACAGCGGAACAGGTAAAAATTGTCACTGATTCAATCAAAAACAACCTGATAAAGAAAACGTTCGGGTCACTTTTGCACGAGGTCGGCAATCTTTCAACAGGAATCAAGAGTAAGATAAACGGAATTGTCAGCCGCATTATGCGTATAGCAGGTTATCGACTGATAAGATCGGCAATAGCCGCCGTGACAAAAGAACTTAGAGAAGGCTTGGAAATCGCTTACGAGTGGTCTGCAAACGCAGAACACGGATTCACAGGCATAGCTAAAGCTATGGATTCTCTCGCTTCGTCAGGAGCGCAGATGAAGAATCAGCTTGGCGCGGCGTTCGGGCAACTCATGGTATCGCTTGCACCGTTCTTCAATTGGCTCAAGAACGAGGTTATTTCGGTATCAAATGCCTTTACACAGTTTTTTGCGGCTTTGGCAGGCGAAAAGCAATACATGAAGGCACTTCCGATTGAAACCAAGTGGAAGGACATTGAGGAGAACGAAAAGGACGCTACAACGGCTCTCAAGGACTATAAAAAACAATTGCTTGGCATCGACGAGTTGAATATCCTCAATACCCCTTCGGATAAAGCAGGGGCTATCGCCGAGGAACTTCCCACAGAGCCGATATACGAACTTGCGCCTGTTGAAACAAATTGGTTTTCTGAACTACTTATAAACATCACGGACGTTTTCTTTAATTGGGATAATCTTAACAAGGACGAAATCGGAAAAAAGGTGTTCGCAGGACTCGGCGCGTTGACAGGTCTTGTTTTTGGCGCGTCGGTAGGTGGCGTAAAAGGTGCGCTTGTTGGCTCGGCAGTTGGCTTGGTTGTCGGAGTAGGCATTGGAAGTGTAATCTTTGACACCGACAAAACAAAATATGCGCCCAATCTTCAAAAAGATGAACTCGCCATGACTATCGCAGGCGGTATCGCAGGCGCGGGCTTAGGATTTGTTCTTGGTGGAGTAGGCGGCGCGGCTCTCGGCTACACATTAGGCTCTTCGCTTATGTTGACTATAGCTGAGTTAAGTCCTTCGCTTGAAAAACAGGCGATGGAAAATTACCTTAATAGCGACTTCAAAAAGGAACTTGACGAGTTTGTAGAAAAAGAAATACAACCAAACCTCGACAGAATCGCAGAGATCAAACTTGAAATTGATTCTATATCTGTTGACCTCGAAGATGATACCGTCCTTAAACTCGAAGCCGCCAAGAAACTCATTGAGGAAATCTTTACTCTTGACGAGATAGAGAATAAAACTCCGCAGGAAATTCAGCTTATTAAGGACAAGATAAGCGAACTGAACTCGCTTGACATTAAAGACGTAAGGCTTGAATTTAACGACTTGGAGCAGAAAGTAGAAGGCTCTAAGGACGAAATGATTCTGCTTATCGACGAAATGATTCGCATGGCAAGAGTAAAAGCAGGCGAAGCAAAGTTAGTCGAACTGTATGAAGAAGAATTTGAAGCCTTACTGCAATTGCAGAGAGCCGAAAAGAATCTCAGAAAAATCGAAGAAGATAAAAAGCAAAAGCAAAGCGAACTCACAAAATCAACCGTCAAGAGAACACAAGCAGAGAACAATCTTGCTATTGTTCAAGAAGCACTGACGCAGGCTTACTTAGATCAGGAAGAAGCAGGCTACATGGCTAAGGACGGTCAGGACGAGTGGGTTAAGAAGTCTCTTGAGTTGAACAACACAATCAAGGGTCTTACTGCCGCCGAGGAGTATTGGACGAAGCAGGTAGAGGACGCAACGCTTGTCGAACTTGAAAACAAGGACGGATTGGTTGACCTTGAGGAGCAGGAATCAAATATCAAGCAAGGAATCGAGGACGCAAGCGCGGCTCGTGACGAAGCATACGACAAGATTGACGCTCTTAATGGCTTGATTGACGAAGAAAAGGCGGCTATTAAGTCTGAAACCAAGGCAATCAATAAGGACACGGAAGCTACCGATACGCTCACGGACGCTAATGACAACTTAACCGAAGCACAGAAGGACGTCAAAAAAGCAACAGTTAAGGCGACAGAAGCCCTTAAAGACTACAAGGTTGCGTCACAGGACGTAAGCAAGGCTTCTCCGAAACTTAGGGAAGCAATCGAGAAGTGCAAGGGTGCGTTCGCCGATATTAAGTCTGCTATCGCTGATTCGATTACCGAACTTGGCAAGTTTGACAAGGAGACAGGAACGAAACGAAGCGTAGAGATCGAGTATGCGGTGGGTGCAAACCTTAACGACGCGGCTCTGTTCGGTATGCTCAAGGGAGTTGGGGTTGATATAGAGGCAGGTGGCGGCTACGTTACGGGCGGTCACTTGTTCTTTGCAAACGAGAATGGCAACCCCGAGTACATCGGCAATATGGGCGGCAGGACAGCGGTTGCGAATAGCGATCAGATGTCGGCGGCTATCGAAGCGGCTTCGTACGCAGGTATGTCGAGGGCGCTTGCTGAGAACAACAAGAATCCTATGGATAATTGGCAACCTATGAGCGCAGAGGAAATGTACCTGCTGTTGAGAAGCAAGTCGAACCAAAACGGCTTGAGGACAGGAGTTGGGTACGCGTTCTAACGGTAAACACGACACAGCACTTTACAGAAGGGCGAATGACGATGGTTGTTCGCCTTCCTGCTTGAGTGGGTTAGCGAGGTAGATATGCCGCAGTATAACTACGCAGGTTATCCGCTTAAAATCCTTGATGGTGGAAGCGGACACGGGGATTATGTCATTCCCGATAAGTTTATATCACACGACACGTTGCATATCGAGGTTTCGACAACAGACCTTGACAGCTATCGTGACGCGAATAACGTACTTCATAGACAGGCGATAAATACGCTTGTTCCCAAGGTCGAATTTAACACGCCATACATTGACAGCGAGTTTTTCCAAACGGTCATGTCGGAGATACGGGCAAGGTATATGCCTAATTATACGACAGAGAAGCGTGTGCAGATGTCGGTATGGTCGGAAGAATATAATCAGTATTTCTCGCAGGATTTCTACCTGATACCCGATATTCATTTTACGATTTACAAGAAGGATATTCGCAGGGTGCAGGTAGGCGGCGTTTATGAGACAAGGACTTATTTCCTTTACGATCCCATAAGAATTGCCTTTATCGGCTACGGAGTTTACACACAACAGCAATAGGAGCGTGACGTATGATAACGTATGCTTACGAAAATCTGTTTAAACTAGATTCACAGAAAAAGGATATAGTTATCACTGACGGAACTGTTACCAATTCAGGAACAAGCGTTGTGATAACAGGCGATACCGTACGATTCACAAATAGCGATATACACTTTGAGGACTTGTCTTTGCTTGAATCGTTATGCACGGAATCGGTATTGCATTTCGGCGCGTGTGAATCAAGCGAGTTTAAATTCACTATTTCTTCGAAGGTTGCTTCGCTCGAAGGTAAGGTATTGCACGTATGGCTTTACTTTAACGACGATGCAAGCACCCTGTTTGAAGTCGGAACGTATAAGGTTGCAAGCGACATCGCTACTGCTTCAAAGACAGTGCGAAATATAACCGCTTATGACCTTATGTTTGACGTTTTGAATACCGATTACACGGCTTGGTATAACGGTCTTAGCGACAGTATCAATACCGTTAAGAAATTCCGAGACGCGTTCTTTACTCATGTCGGGATCACACAGAAATCGGTAACGCTTGTAAACGACTCAATGCCTGTTTCGATTGGCGAAGCTACCGCCATGACAGGCGCAATCATTTTAAGGTCAATATGCGAGATAAACGGACGCTTCGGACACATGACAAGGAATAACTTGTTCGATTACGTCAAGTTGGTACAAAACATTCAGGGCTTATATCCTGCGGTTGATTTGTACCCTTCGCCTACGCTTTATCCGCGACAGCCCAAGAGTACGCCCATTGGTTCGTCAGGCAATTATGTGCCGCCTTTGAGATACGAGTCGTACGAAGTACCTTCGATTACGCGGCTTCAAATTAGACGCGATCAATCCGATATTGGCGTTGTTGTTGGAACAAGCGGAACGGATTACATCGTTCAGGGCAACTTCCTTACATACGGTCTGAATGGAACACAGATGACAACCGCCGCGACAAACCTTTTAGGCGAAATCACAGGCGTTGTTTTTCAGCCGTTCTCATTCTCAATGCGTACGAACCTTTGCTTAGAGGTTGGCGACGCTATCAGATGTAACGACGACTTGACAGGCGTTGAGGGCTATATGCTTTACCGTTGCGTGACAGGCATACAAGCCATGTTTGACGAAATCAGATGTTCGTCGGACAAGGATTACAGTCAAAACGTCAATTCGGTCGGCTATCAATTTCAGGCGCTTAACGGCAGAACGCTAGTCTTGAAGCAAGATATAGACGAAGTATCAGCGACACTCACCGAACAGCTTGATGAGACTCAATATGGTTCGTATGCTTGGCAGACTGCTCAAGAGATTGGCGCTAAAGTAGATGAAACTCATGGAAATCAAACTTCGGGCTTTTCTTGGGTGCTTAATTCATCAGGTCACACTTGGTACAAGGACAACGAAGAAGTGATGAAGATTGACGGTGACGGGCTTTCAGTAAAAGGTTCGATTACGGCAGGCTCAACCATCACAGGTACGGATATTACGGGTAGTTCTTTCTCGACAAGTGATTCAGGGAGCAATAAGACCACGGTAATTGATGATGGCTCTATAACAATCAAAAAAGGCAATTATGCGGCGGCGGTAATCGACTTGAATTGGCAGACCGACGATGTAAACATTACTGCATACGCAGGGTACGCATTGGCAATAGGAGCAGGAAACGGAATACAGTTCAACACGGCAGACGACATCGTAATGAACACCAACTATCACGGCATTTATATCGGTGTCAACAGTAGTAATACGGTCAACACCGAGTATGTTGGAATTGACGGAAGAACTTGGGTTCATGTCGGGGCAAACACGCCAAGCGTTACAATAGGCAATAGCGCTAGTTCGTCATCAACGACAATCAAGGGCGATACGCTTACGCTTGACGCTGACACGACTTATATAGGCGCGAATAGCGACATTTCGGCTAACCCTATCTATATAGGACATGGAACTTCGGGCGGTCACACAGGCAGTTACGTTGAGATTAACGGCTATCAGGTCAGACTAAACGGAGCGGTGTATATAAACGGAAGTTCCCCTGCGACAATAGGCGACGTTGATTCGCATTATAGAACAACTTGCTATTATGATAGTCAAAATAAATACTACATCAAGTTTGACCTTGAAGCATTTAACCGCTTACAGTTTTATTCACAGTATTCAGGACAAACCGTAACGCTCAACGACATCATACAGGCTTGCGGATTATGATTTTAAGGGGGTAATAATATGACAGTAACACAGTTTTACGAAGGTCTTGTAAACTATGTAAATGGTTGCAAGGAATTGCCTTTTGACGCAAAGGTAATGGTTATGAGAAGCGTTCATAACGAAATGGAAACGAAGTACGCAGAGAATAAGCCGTTCTTTATGGGCGTAACTTCGGGAGAACAGAGTAGCGATGAACAGAAAGGACAGGAAAAGACATGAGTTATTCCGAAGCCTACACACCTACGAATTGGGTGAACCTGCCTAGTCAGGACACGGCACTCGAAGCAGATAACCTAAACCACATGGAAACGGGCATTAAGACGAATGACGAGCGCATAACGGAGATAGGAAATAACGCTATGTATGCGTCAGACGTTGCAAACTGCTTGTTCGGTCAGCCGACTTATGACGCTGACACGGGTACATTTACGTTCCCGAAAAAAGGCGGTGGTTCGTTCACACTGAATACCGACCTTGAAAAGTTGGCGATCAATTTCGATTTTGACGAGCAGACACAGAAGCTGATTATCTACCTCGAAGATGGAACGACAAAGGAAGTTGATTTGTCGGCTCTGATTCAGGAGAACGATTTTCAGGATTCTGCGACTATCGCATTTACGGTTACGAACCATGTGGTTACGGCAGTTGTCAAGGCTCATTCGATAGGTGAGAACGAGTTGGAAGTCAACTACAAAACCGCCTGTGAGAACGCCAAGACGGACGCGGAAACAGCCGCCACTTCGTCCGAAACGGACGCGTTGAAATCAGAGGGTTTTGCAGTTGGAGAACAGAACGGAGTACCTGTCACGAGTGGTAGCCCTTACTACGAGAACAGTGCTGAATACTACGCAGGCGTGGCAGAGGGTGTAGCTTCTACACTCTTAACCAATCTCGGAATCAACGTAGTCGGCACACAACTGATATTCGGGGTAGAGTTTTTGAACAACTACACCATAGCGGTATCAGGCACACAGTTACAATTCGGAACGGTATAAGAAAGGAGATAACTCATGGCAGATATAACAGAGATTAAGTTACCTGACGCGACTGTGTTTACGGTCAAAGACCCGAACGCACAACCCAAAACTCTCGCTACACCCCTAACCATCAACGGCAACACCGAAAGCACGGTTGAGGGCGCGCTTGGCGGGCTTAATGATTATTCGGACGCGCTCAAAGGCGCAATTAGCAACGAAAATCTTCTCGACAACCCGTGGTTCACGGTGAATCAGAGAGGATTGTCAACTTATAGTGGAGGCAGTCAATATACAGCAGATAGATGGAAATACGATTATGCAGGTTCGACAAGTAGTGTAGACGTTTCATCTTCGGGAATCACAATAAATAATACAAACACTTATACATTTATTGAGCAAAAATTTGAAAGTGTAAGTAACATATTAAACCGCCCGTTAACAGCGTCAATTTTATTCAGCGATGGAACGATCAAAAGCGGAACGGCAATATTTGATGGAACAACATCTATAAACTTCTTGCCGACAACAGAAGATGTTAGGCTACAGATGAATTATCTCAATAATTCATTTAGAGTGGTTAGTTACTCATCAAGCCCCGTTTCCATTCGCGCGGTCAAACTCGAACTTGGCACGGTGTCAACATTGGCTAACGATGTTGAACCGAACTATGCGTTTGAACTTGCCAAATGCCGTGCTTCAACCGCTGACCCGTCCGATACATACGCAAACAAGGGCAACCTTGTGAACTATGCGGATTTGACAAGCCTTTACCTCACAGGCTCGACCAACTCGACAGGGTCAACGATAAACAAGAACACATACTTCTATCTAAACGGTAGCTATTGCAAGGCGAAAACAAGCATAGCAAACGGCGCGACGTTTACGCTTAACACCAACTTTGAAGTAATAACGGTTGGGGGTGTTTTAAGCGCGTTAAACGAAAAGTTAGCAAATACATTTGGTGCGGTTGTAAATATTTTATCCTACAACTCAATTAGCAACATGTATACTTGCCCGAATGACGGATATATCGTACTTATCGCAGACGGAGCGGCAAACAGTTACACGCAGGCTAAAAACAGCAACAACGATATTATTGCAACGGCAAAAACACCGACAGCCAATCAATCTTTTTGGGTAACAATTAGTGTGCGTAAGGGTATGCAGTTTTACATAGTAAACACTGACGCCGCATGCGCCGCAAGATACTATCCATTAACATAATTTTATAGGAGGATAAACCATGAATTACGCAATTATCAGACAGGTTAACGGGAACTTTTTCGTTGAAGGCGAGGGCTTCACAACGCCCGAATCGGCTATTTTAGCTTGGCACGATGTGTGCAAAGCTAACAGAGTCGCCCAAGATGTAGCAAGGGCTACAATCTCAATCGTGGACGAAAACCTTGACCCGTTAGATGGTGGCAAATACAAAGAAACAATCGTACACGCACAGAGCGAGTAACAGAGCCTATAGGGCATTAAAAAAGGTGAGGCGATAACACCTAAAACACTGCTTACCGAGGAGGATAAGCATCATCGCATGAAAGCAGAGTAACGTGATATTTGAGCCGAGAGGTGGAGAACATGAGAAAGTAATTACCTATCTATCCTTGTGTAGAAAAGGCTGAGATTTCCGTCAATAGCTAGTCCGAATGGGCTGGCTTGGCGGTTTTCGTATTATCTTGAAAGGGGGTATTCCTATGAAAAAGAAAGACTGGGATTTGAAGTCGATTGTGACTATCTCTGTAACAGCCGTGATGTGCATAGCTTTCCTGATAACTCTTATCTTCGCTCT